ACCCGCGAAATCAGTAAAGAAAGCTTCCTTGACTTCGTAAAACATGTCTATCCGGGCTATAAAGTGGGTCCACACCACTATAGACTGGCAAAAATCTTCGAAGATATTGCCGCTGGACATAAAAAACGGGTGATTGTGAACATCGCCCCCCGTCACGGCAAGTCTGAACTCATTTCTTACCTCGCTCCCGCATGGTTTTTGGGTAAATACCCCCAAAAGAAGGTCATTATGGCCTCTCACACGGCTGATTTGGCTGTCCAGTTCGGTCGTAGGGTGCGAAATCTCGTTGGATCGGAGCCATACCATGACGTTTTTCCGCAGATTGAACTACAGGCGGACTCAAAGAGTGCGTCAAGATGGGGAACAAACTTCGGAGGAGAGTATTTCGCCATTGGGGTGGGTGGTGCTCTTGCTGGGCGGGGTGCTGATCTATTTATTATTGACGACCCCCATTCTGAACAGGAAGCCAAACTGGGACGACCAGAGGTGTTTCTACCTGCATGGGAGTGGTTCCAGTCAGGGCCAATCCAGCGTCTTATGCCGGGTGGGGCGATTATCGTAGTGATGACCAGATGGAGCAAACTTGATCTTACTGGGCAAATTATCACGCAAATGGAGCGCAGCGAGGATGTGGATCGCTGGGAAGTGGTGGAGTTCCCGGCAATCGACGAAAACGATCAAGCTCTCTGGCCCGAATTCTGGCCGGTTGAAGAGCTGCTGGCGAAAAAGGCATCACTGGATATTCGATACTGGAATGCACAGTACATGCAGCAGCCGACCTCGGAAGAGGGAGCGCTTATAAAGCGTGAGTGGTGGCAGATGTGGGAGAAGGATGACCCACCACAGTGCGAATTCGTAATTATGTCGCTTGATGCGGCACAAGAAGCAAACAACCGGTCTGACTTCAACGCCTTAACAACGTGGGGCGTGTTCTACAACGAGGAAGTCAACAACTACAACATCATTCTCTTGAACTCAATCAAGAGGCGTATGGAGTACCCCGATCTAAAAGAGTTGGTGTTGGAAGAGTATCGGGAATGGGAGCCAGACTCGTTCATTGTTGAAAAGAAGTCTTCTGGCTCCGTGTTGTACCAAGAGATGCGGCGTATGGGTGTGCCAGTACAAGAGTTCACACCGGGCAAAGGACAAGACAAGATTTCCCGCGTAAACGCAGTCTCTTCACTGTTTCATAGCGGTATTGTGTGGGCACCACACAGACGTTGGGCGATGGAGGTCATAGAAGAATGTAACGACTTCCCGTCTGGCATTAATGATGACTTGGTTGACTCGACTACGCTGGCTCTACTACGTTTCCGGCAAGGTGGGTTCATTAGACTACATAACGACGAACCTGAAGAAATTCAGCTGTTCAAGTCGAAGCGCAACCGCGCTTACTATTAAGGATAGATCATGAGTATCGAGAAGGGTTTATACGCGGCCCCTATGGGTTTAGAGCAGGGGCCTGACTTAGAGATTGAGATTGAAGACCCTGAAGAGGTGACGTTGCGCACCGACGGGTTAGAGATTGAGATTGATCCAGAAGAAGCGCCAGAAGACGAGTTTGAGATGAACTTGGCAGAAGAGCTGCCAGAGTCCGTGCTGTCTTCACTTGCCAGTGAGTTGATTGAGGAGTACGAGGAAGACCTGTCCAGTCGCAAAGACTGGATACAGACGTACGTTGATGGCCTTGACCTTTTGGGGATGAAGCTTGAAGAACGGACAGAACCTTGGGCAGGTGCTTGTGGAGTTACACACCCTCTTCTATCAGAAGCACTCGTCAAATTCCAGTCGGAAACGATCATGGAAACTTTCCCGGCTGCTGGGCCGGTTAAGACGAAAATTATCGGTAAAGAGACTACTGAAAAGAAAGAGGCTTCTGAGCGTGTCAGAGACGACATGAACTACCGACTTACCGAAGAGATGCCTGAATACCGGCCTGAACATGAGCGCATGTTATGGGGTTTGGGGCTCTCAGGTAATGCGTTTAAGAAAGTGTACTACGACCCGTCCCTCGGACGGCAGACATCGATCTATGTTCCTGCTGAAGACGTTGTTGTGCCGTACGGTACGTCAAGTCTAAGAACAGCAGAGCGTGTAACTCACGTGATGCGTAAGACCGAGAACGAGGTTAGAAAACTGCAAGTTGACGGCTTCTATCGTGACATTGATCTAGGCGACCCAATCGATACGTATGGCGAAATTGAGAAGAAGATCGCTGAGAAGATGGGTTTTAGGGTCACGACCGACAGCCGCTATCGCCTACTTGAGATGCAGGTTGATCTTGACTTGCCGGGCTATGAGGATGAGAACGGCATTAAGTTGCCATACATTGTAACTATAGATAAGTCGTCACAAGAAGTTTTGGCGATTCGTCGCAACTGGAAACCCACCGACAAGTTAAGAAACAAGCGGGCTCACTTCGTTCACTACGGCTACATCCCCGGCTTTGGCTTCTATTGCTTCGGGTTTATTCACTTGATCGGAGCGTATGCAAAGAGCGGTACGTCTATTCTCCGTCAGCTTGTTGATGCAGGCACTCTGTCTAACCTGCCGGGTGGCTTAAAAACACGTGGTATGCGTGTCAAAGGCGACGATACACCGATTTCTCCGGGCGAATTTAGAGACGTAGATGTACCGAGCGGTGCGATACGCGACAACATTTTGCCACTGCCGTACAAAGAACCGAGTCAGGTTTTGGCTGGATTGATGAATCAAATCATCGAAGAAGGCCGCAGGTTCGCTAATGCAGCCGAGTTGCAAGTGAGTGATATGAGTGCGCAAGCACCCGTAGGAACGACACTAGCGATTCTAGAAAGAACCCTGAAGATCATGTCGGCGGTGCAGGCACGGATTCACTACTCGATGCACGAGGAGTTCCGCCTGTTAAAAGAGATCATTCGTGATTTCACGCCGCCGGACTATGACTACGAGCCGGTCGATGGGGATCGTCGTATCAAGCAGAGTGATTATGATCAGGTAGATGTTATTCCGGTCAGTGATCCGAACGCGGCAACGATGAGTCAGAAGGTTGTGCAGTACCAAGCGGTACTACAGCTGGCACAAACAGCACCACAACTGTATGACATGCCACTTCTGCACAGACAGATGCTGGATGTGTTGGGCATTAAGAACTACACCAAGTTAGTGCCTACAGAAGACGACACGCGTCCGCGTGATCCGATTACAGAGAACCAGAATGTATTGATGGGTAAGCCTGTCAAAGCGTTCCTGTATCAGGACCATCAGGCGCATATCGCTGTTCACATGGGTGCTATGCAAGACCCGAAGATACAGCAGCTAGTTGGTCAGAACCCACAGGCTCAGATGCTGCAAGCAGCAATGATGGCGCACATTAATGAACACGTGGGCTACGAGTATCGCAAGCAGATGGAAGCAACGATGGGCGTTACTCTTCCGAACTACGAAGAGAACGAAGACATCGAGATTCCGAAGGATATGGAGGTACGCATCTCCCAAGCCGCAGCCCAAGCTACACAACAGCTTGTACAGCAGCACATGGCTGAAGCCCAACAACAGCAGGCGCAACAGCAGATGCAGGACCCGATCATCCAAATGCAGATGCAAGAGTTGCAGATCAAGCAGGCAGAAGTTCAGCGCAAGATCGCTAAAGATCAGGCAGACGCAGCCGCGCGAGATAAGCAGTTGCAGATTGAGCTTGAGCGGATTAATGCCCAGAAGGAGATCGCTGGGGCGAACATGGCAGTCAAAGTTGAATCTGACCGTCTACGAGCTAACAAACAGCAAGAGTCCGAGGGCTTTAGAGCAGCTATAGACTTAAATAAGCAGCGGATGCAGCAGGCTAATCGTCCACCCCCACAGAAAGGGAAAGCTAAATGAACATAGTTGAAGCGGCACTCAAAGAGATTCGCACCCGTCGGGCACAGCTATCCGACGGTCTTGGCAACAGCTCTGCCAAGAGCTTTGAGGAATATAAATTTATCTGCGGTGAAATTCGAGGTCTCACCGCAGTTGAGACGTACCTAGTAGACCTCGCAAAACACATGGAGTATTCAGATGACTGAACTAGCCATCGCTACAGAAAGCGGTGAAGTATCAACACTGCCGGAAACACAAGAAGAGAAGGCGGCACAGCTGCCGGAGCCATCGGGGTACCACATTCTCGTCGCTATTCCGGACATTGATGACAAATACGAGAGTGGTCTGATAAAGGCAGACCAAACCAAGCATTTCGAGGAAGTCCTTAGCACGGTCTTCTTTGTCGTGAAACTTGGGCCAGACTGTTACAAAGATGATAAAAGATTCCCCAATGGGCCGTGGTGTAAAGAGGGGGATTTCATCTTGGCACGTCCGAACAGCGGCACCAGACTGAAGATTCATGGACGGGAGTTCCGTCTAATTAATGATGACTCAATTGAAGCCGTCGTCCAAGACCCACGTGGTATTTCACGAGCATAAGGAGGATATATGGACAAGAATGAGTACAAGTTCCCCGACGAGATCGAGGAAACTACGGAAGAAGTTGAGGGTG